AACTGCCATTCTATGCTGAGTTCTCGTTCCACAAGCTACCAAAGCGTGTCCACCTGCTTTCAAAACTCTTAGAGCTTCCTGCCAGACTTCAACTTTTGGAACGTTATAATCCCACTTTTTTCCCATAAATGATATACCGTAAGGTGGATCAACAACAATAGAGTCTACACTATTATCTTCTAATTTCTGCATCTCGATTAAGCAATCACCTTGTATTAATTTCATTTACTTGCTCCTTTCTGCTTCTTTCTCTTTTGCAATCCCTTCTTTAATGAGGTCAGAAGCCACCTCATAAATTTTTTTGTTCTCTACGGCGCAATACACTTTTAAATCGTGAAATGCGTCCTCGTTAATCTTAACATTTTTTTTGTTCATATTTCCACTCCATAACCTTTCTCATATATACATATCAAAAAGTCAAAAGATAAAAAAATCTATAAAATATTTTATCTTCCGTCTAATTCTTTGTTATATTTTATGGCAAATAAGTTTAACTTATTGAATAATAAAATTCAGGTGTTAATATTTTTTATTACCATAAATAGTTTATCTTTCAATGACAAAAGGTGGATTTGATACTTATTTAGTTCAGTAATTTGATTATCTAATAACGCCAATATATCTAATTTTGATTTGCCGGATATTATTGATGTTTCTAATTGCATTAATTCATAATTTCTATCTAAAACTTTTTTATTTTTAACCATTGTCTGACATTTCTTTGACTTCTCATATTTCTTTGCTTCTGTAATTAAATCATCAGAACAATATTGTTTCTCTTCTTCTAAGAATTCAAAATATTTTTTTATAGTTGATAAGCCGAAACCTTTAACTCCAGGAATATTATCGCTTACATCTCCATTTATTGCTTTATATAAAGCAAAGTTATTTGGATGTATACCATACTCATGAAGTACTTTCGCCACTGTGTAAACTTCTTTTTTTGTAGGGCTCCATACCTTTACCCTATCACTAACCAATTGTAGGAAATCCCTATCGGCTGACATAATAATATAATTTGCATCTTTTCTTAATGCAGTTATATACGCAATTGTATCATCAGCTTCAATGTTATCAATACTGATAAGTGTAACAGGTAACGCTTGCAAGTATTCAATGAGACGTTCTAACTGAAGCTCTTTCATCTTATCATCATTAACGTCATCTTGGAAATCATACGCTCTGTTGTATTTGGTTTTCTTTTTGGTTGGATGTCTATGGGCTTTGTATTCTGGGAAAAGTTTCTTTCTTCTTTGCGAACCGCCAACGCCATCAAAAACTATAACACATCTTGTCGGTGTAAATCTTTTAATTGCATAACCTATTGAATATAAGAAGCCAGAAATGCCACCAATATGAGCCCCATCGTCGTTAGATGCTGGCGAAACTGCATAAGCTCTGAGAAAGGTATTAAGGCCATCTATTATTAGAACTTTACTATTGATACTTTCTGGCTTCTTATCTTTAGATAATTCTTTTAGAATATCAGCGTAACTTTTTTTCATTAACATTACGAGAAATCCTAATTTTCTACATGTTCGTCTGAGATTTCTATTTCATCAATATCAATTACTTCTTTGGGTTTATACTTCATAATACACGCATCGCATAAAAGTCCATAAACATAATCATACATACCTTTTTTTGAAAGCATATCGCCCCAACTTTTTGATTGAAATTTTTTAATCGTACCATCTTCAAGTGGTATTGAATACCAAGCTCCAGCACTCGTAACAACGCCTCTTTCTTTCAATGTTTGTAGCCAAGAACTGAGATCGTCTATACCCCTATCAAAATAAATTTGAAAAATTGCTTGTCTTAATGGTGGACCTAATCTATTCTTGGCAATCTTTGCTCGAATATTCATTCCAATAACGTCTTTCATTTTATTAAATATCTTAGTTGATTTGTCAAGTCTAATACGTACACTGGAATGGAAACCAAGTGCTTTACCGCCACTTGTGGTATATTTGTCCCCAAATGTAACTCCTAAATTTACTCTTAATTGCTGAGTAAAAATAAGTGCTATATTTTGAGTGCCAATCATATCAGTTATTTTACGCATTGCTTTTGATGTAATAATTGCTTTAGCTGTAGACCAACCATCTTTATCAAAATCACTTTCCATTTCAACCTTTGTTGTTGCACCAGCAAGTGAGTCAACCAAGATTGCTAATTTAATATCTTTATCGGTCTCTCTTACTTTGGTTATCATGCTTTCAATTGTTTCAAATATATCTTCCACTAAGCTCAATCTAATATATAATAGTTTTTTCAAATCAATGCCAATTACTTCCAAAAATGGTCTAAAAACTGACGTTTCTGTATCTATATATACAGCTATTCCGCCTTGTTTTTGACATGATGCAAGTAAGTGCGCACCTACTAATGATTTGCCTGAGCTTTCTAATCCTTGTAATTCTGTTATACGTCCATATGGAACACCGCCATTTGGGATGTTTGATATGGCCAAATCAAGAACGGAGGAACCGGTGCCTAATCAGTCCCTCACGTCTGTTGGAGTATAAATATCATCGTCAAGAAAGTATGCAACCTTTTGTGTTTTGTGTTTTTTATTTAATGCGTCATGCAAAGCTGATGTTAAAGCATTTCTATCTGTTTTACCCATTTGTAATACTCCCGTTGTTTTTTTATTTTTAATCTACCAAGCTATCGAAATCGTCCATTACAGAATCTAAATCATCATCAGTTGAATCTTCGATGTCTTCTAATTCTGGTGTTGAAGTTGCTTCATCTACGCTTTCCTCTTCGGCTGTTGGGCCATTCAAGTAAAGACCGAGTTCTTTCTTAAGTTCATCATAAGTAGAAACTACATAAACTTGTGTGATTTCTATTTGGTCATTTAAAAACTTTTTAAGTTCTTTTGCTTCTGATGTAAGTTTAGTTTGTGAAGGACTAACTCTAATAGTTGTTTCTGGGTAATCCTTTTTTAGTTCTTTTGCAGTTTTGAACTCAACGGTAATATCTCTTCCTGCGTTAGGGTGCGTGATGTCGCCCCATTCTGGGTCTGAAATTAATTTTAACAATGCTTCGTAAATTTTAATTCCGAATCCCCAATATTTAACGCCTTCTTCTTCTTCGCCTCTTACTATAATTGGAACATAAGTTCTCAATTTGGGTTCAAGGGCTCTTGCATTTTTCCAATCGTCGCTCTCGCCTGTTGACTTAAGTTTTTCAGCGAATTCTTGAATTGGGTCCGGATCTCCGAATGAAAATGGTGATACATAGTTTTTGTTATTAAAACCATAATGCCAATACAACTCAATGAAAGGGTTCTCTCTATTGAATTTGTAAGGTACGATTCTAATACGTGTTTCTCCTGAGGTAGGTTTCCAGATGTTTGATTGTACGTTGCGTTTGGATTGTAATTGATTAAGCCTTTTCTTTAAAAAATCAGTGTTAATTCCCATTTTTTTTCTCCTTTTTTCTTTTGTTTTTTTATTTTTTGTCATTTACCATTCATTACTTTTGTAACTATGTAACCTTGACTATAATATATATAGCTCTGAATCTCTTTGCGTCGTTTTTTCTTGTTATTTTTGTATTTTTATTTACTTCGTTAAACTTTTGCATATCAATAAAATAACCTTGTTTATGGTTCTCTATTTTTTTGGCGTTCCATATTCCGCCGAATGTTGTGTCTTTTGCGCAATTGCTATAATTGTTCATAAATCATTATGTATACTAAGCCATAATGCTTTGTCATCTTTGTTTTTCTCTAACTTTTTGATGTCACTATTAAGCGTCTTAACTCATTTGTTTAAGCCAGTATTGCCAGCATTAACATTGCTAATTATATTAGGTTTAGAGTTAGCACCAGTATTGGGTAATCATTTGACTCCCGAAGCTTTTAGCTGAGTAGGAAGCTTAGACTGGAATTTCTCTTCGCTCATAATGTTTCTAATTTCATTTAATTCTGATTTTTTCATTTTGTGTTCTCCTTTTATTTGTTTAAAGCTTTGCGTATTAATAAGATAAGTTTCTTTCTATTTTTCTTTAACCACTTATCAACATTGGTGTCTTCTGGCAATGAATCGCCAACATCATCATAAATATCTTCTATAAAGTTATCAAGGCTATCTTCGATAAATTCAATTTGCGTTTTGCTATCGCCATCCATAAATTCGGTCATGTCAATTTCAAGTCATAACCCAACCGTATTAAAAGCATCTTCTGCTAAATCTTTTAATAAGCTACTTTCGCTATATCCTTCGGACAACATTTTACTTCTATATTCTTTTAATAATTTCTTAAAACTGTTATTGTTCATTTTATTTTCTCCTAATAAATATACTTATTTATTTGTTTTGTTTTTATTTTCATTGCATCAAGCAATATTAATATTTCGGCCAAACATTTGGTCTTGCCGCCGCCACATATACTTGCGCCATTATATATCCTAAATATTACGAAACAACTTTAGAGAAATCAATCTTGGTTGTTAAATCAAGAATTTGAATTCTTGTTTTTTTTGCACCATATTTTGTAGACAATATTTTGGCAACTTTTTTGGCTTCGCCTTCGCTTTTAGCTTTTGTATAAAGAACTTCCTCATCAGTTTTCCCATGTGGAACGCCTCAAACAATATATTCTTTATTTGTATTTAATTCTTCTCTTATCATTGCTCTTATTTCTGATTTTTTCATTAACTTTCTCCTTAATCGAACTTAAAAGTTTTGTATAATTTTGTTTCAATTTTTAATAAGTCATTATCACGAATTAACAATAAAGTATTTCTATAATTTTCTCATGGTACAATGAAATCATGGCTAAATTTACCATCATTTAAAAGTCAAATCAAAGAGTTTAAGCTGTTAATTGTATATAATGTGTTAGTCTTTCTTTTTCTATGTATTAATATTGTATTTGGATAGTTTGTGTTTCTATCTTCTACAACAATATTATAAATACAAAATAATTCATCTTCGTTTTCAATGTTTTGTATTGCAATAATCTTCTCATTAATCAAATTATATTGAGTTTTAATATCTTTAATATTTTGCTCTAAATATTTTGGTTTGCTAAATGTGCATAGCAGTTGATTTTTTACATATTGTTTGCTCATATTATTTATTTCCTAATTATATTTATTCTGGATTCTTTTGGTCTCTAATATCTTTAATTTTTTTAATAAAATCTTTATGCAACTTAACGTCAAATAAAAAGCTACCACTGCCTCTTGGCTTTTGTCTTGTTTTGAGCGTAGCGATTGTAATTGGTTTGTCATTAACGTTGTCAGTCTTATAGATTAATATTGGCGTTGCTGGCAAGCCCCCTTTCGCTGGGCGCATTGCTGGGACAATATGTTTACGTAAAGTTGAAATATCATCGGTTCCAAGAATTTTCTTTAATGTTGGGCCGTCTATATAAATATCACCTAAAACAATAACTTCTTCATTGTCAGCTACAGAACTAAGTGGTAATTTTTCATCAATCATTTTTAGTGTTGCTTTCTTTGCTTCATCACCATCAACCATACTTGATATTATTTTAGTACGTGTATCTGTATAATTTTTTCTATCATTATCCATGAACACCTTAGAAGTTTTGTTTCCCGCTTTTGCCTTTACACTTATAGCCTGGTACACCGCATACGTGTCTGCATATACTTGTGGCTTATTGTTTTCATAATTCTCTAATATGGCTTGAACTCTTTTGGCTAATTTTGGAAATTTTGCAAGTTCCTTGTCTGTAAAAATATTATTTTTTATTGCTTTTACAACTTCGCTGTTTGTTTCATGTCTATAATCTGTTGCCATTTTTGTTAAATCATGACCTTCGCCATATACTTGACTAATAGTCGAATTCAATAAAAAAGTTTCAGTATCTTTTTTTAATGAAACTTCTAAAAGTTCCTCATCACCGTTTGCGTCCTTTACTTTAAGATATATATCTGTACTATAACCTTTGTTATCTTTGTATTTTTGCCCACCTATTAATTTAAAATCTTTTTCTGTATCTCAAACGGCAGTCATAACCTTAGCACCTTCGCCATATTTGTCTGCAATAACTCTTTCAATTGATTCCGCTGACTTTGTAGCCGCATCAATCCAGCTCAATTTAACAATTGAATTTTTATCTTTTTTATTTTCAGGTAAATCTTTGCCTTGCCCTGCTATATAAGCTTCTATTGTTTTAGCAAATTCTGACCAATCTTCTCTTGGCTTGAATGCTACTGCGACCATTGTTAATATCTCTCCAGCTTGAGAATTAATAGTCCCAGCACCAGCACTTTCTCCAGTAAAAGCACTAATTCCTCCAGTTTCTTTAGAAGGTGTAACGCTCATTATACGTTCTAATAACTTTCTATATTTTGTTGGAATATTTGCTTGAAATTTTTCTGCATCAATTTTAAATGGTGGTTCTTTTATCGCTACTCCGGCCTTTTTCATATTTTTAACAAAATCATCATCACTAATTGCCAAATCTTCGTTCCAAACTTTATCACTTGTTGGGTCGCCTGGCGTTAATGTTTTTGTTTTCCCTTTAATTACTACTTCTTTAGGTTTCTTAGGTTCTTTTATATTTGTGTTGCCATTAGCTTGCTTATCGTCAGGAGTGTCTGACTTCCCATCGCTATTAGGGTCCGTTGACGTTCCGGCCTTTGGCTCTATTTTCTCTGGTTCCTTCCCCTTTTCGGCATTTTTTTGGTCTACTTCGCTTCAATCTTCCAAAGTTTCACCATCAGCAGAATTTTTTGCAACCACTTTGCCATTCTCTTTATCCAATCACACATCGCCACCTTTATAAACGTATTTTAATTTTTTTGCTTTTTTTGTGGCGGGCGAATCTTCTTCTTCAGTCAATTGATTTGGGGTTTTTTGTAATTGAAGTACTAATTCGTTTATAAGGTAAAATGGAATGCCATCTTCTATTAGAATTTCTTCCAAAGCCAATATATGTTCGGCTTCACTTCAATCTATCAAAGCGTTATTTGTCTTTATGATAACTCTTTCAGTTATACTTTCTATATATTCAGATACATTGTCCATAATTCTATTCCCTTATTATATTTTCACTTACAATAATAAATATCAAAGTTTCAAAATTTTATCTTTTTATTTAATGACTTTATAATTTTTGCCATGTTTAATTTTAACTGGGAATCTATCATCTTCTGTTAAAATATCTCTTATTGCTTTTATAAGTTCTTTGCCATCGCTAACATGATAGTCAATTAAAAATGAGTCATAAGTATACAACACTAAACAACTTTTGTAATTCTCAAGTAATTCATTCACTTTTATCATTAAGGGAATATTTCTCTTTGTTTCATAGTTCTGAACAAAATAATTAAACAACTTTTGTTTGTTATCTATAACTGAAGTTTTTCTTTCAATTACTGGAATAACATCTTTATTTGAGTAATGTTCTATCCATATTACATTAATAAATTCTTTTAATTGTTTGTAAAATTCAATATGCTCATACTCTTTACTAATATGGCCATACATCTGTTTGAATGTAATACCTTTTGATTTGTCAATCATTTTTTGTGTTGGGGCTTTAACATTAAAATATTGTGATGCCATATACTCATGCCCCGTTAGCCCATCTGGGAATTCATATCCAATAATATCAGCAATCAAATATAAATGGCAGGCAACATAATCAAGTTCAACTAAAGTTCCACTTTTGCCAAATCTACTAATAAAACATTCTCTGCTTTCGTCTGATTTGTTTAGTGCCGCATAATTGATTCCGCCAAAAGCATTTGAAGGCCTTCCTGTGATAGTGTTAAAATTATACTTCGTATAAACTTTGTTGTCTGTAATATGTTTTGCGACATTGTACCCAAAGCTACGCATTAATTTATCTTTATCTACATACAATCCATTAGACTCAAGCTTGCTAAACGCTATTGACGCATCTTCATTATAAAATTGAAATTCTCTACTATCGGTATGTTTGTTAATCATTGGTATAAATTTATTAACCAAGTTTGTACACATTTCGAGGTGCTTAACAATTGGAACTAATCGATTGTTTGATTTATATGTCTCATATTGTTTGTAAAAAAAGTGATGCGCTTTCGTTAAAAGTTTTTCAATATTTATGTTTCTGTTTATCCTGAGGTACTGCATAAGTGAAATATCAACCAGACCTTCAAATTCATATATCTGGAGCATCTCCTTTTTATCATAGACGTATTTTATATTATTTATGTTCAATGCTTTCAAATCGTTTAATTTTAAGTGTGATTTTGTATCAATATGAGTAAAGGATAAAATGTATTCATTTTTTGTTTTGAGTTCATACACATACAATACGCAAAGTGGATTAATACTTGCGTGTTCAACATTATTGTTAAGAATTGGTATTACAATAATATCGTTCTCTAACTCAATATCGTTTAATTGTTTTGTAGTATGAATAATTTGCATCTATAACCTCTTATTATATTTTCTATAAATATATGCTTTTTTGCCGAAACGTTAAATTATATCTGTACGTTGTAAATTATATAACTCTATTGTGTTGTTTAACTTTGAACTAATTTTTGGCATTGTTTTTGATATTCTATTAATTTCATCTAAATTTTTACTTGAAACTTTTGCGATATCTCCAGCAACCATTCATTTTAATTTAATCGCTCTATAAAACCCTTTATCAATTTCGCTAAATTGGTCGCCTTTAATTTCTATTATACGAGCATTCAAATCGTTTCATTGTTGTGCAAAATATCTATATATAAATTCTTTCTTAATATTGGCCTCAGTAATAGTTGGGTAGAAATCCTTTGCATAATTTATTTCCCTTTGTGAAAATGTACTTTCAAGTTTATCGTAATCTTCATCGCCAACTCTATACCCAATACTCTCTATATTAATTAATGTTAAGAGTTTTGAAACACCAAAAATATATGAGTCGCCTGTATAATAATTATCATCAGGACCCTTACTATATATTCCAATATAAGGTAAGTCGTTTAATAAAAATTTATTTCCGTTAGTATGTCCCATTATTATTCCCTATGTCTGGATGGTCTTGAACCGTTTACCGGAATATAATTTCAATAATTCAATTTAATCTTGTCTTTAGTTTCATTTGTTGTATTTTTGATTGGTGTAACTCTAAATTGAGTTCCGAGAGTTGTTGTTCAACCGTCTCTACCTATATTATGCGAAATGCTTGTGATGATAAACCCAGAATTATTTTTATATCTTTCTGGCAAATAATCAATTGCTATTACATTGCCATATTCCAACCCTTCAATGCCATCTATTGTTAATGATAAGTCTAATGGAATTAATAGTGCGCTTGTATATCCAGCAGTGTTATCTTCGGAAAGTCCTCACTGGGTTGCGATATACGCCCAATATTTTGAATCAATTTTAACATTTGTGAAATATTTTCCCTTTTTAGTAAATTTGATAGCTTTTTCGTTCTCTTCGTTTGCCGTGGATTTTTTTATTGTTCCAGGATATCTTGTTATGCCTCCAAATCCTTTGTTATAGTCATCTCTTATATTGCCATATAAAGTTCCAAAACCAGATTTGGTTTTGGAGTTTTGATTACCAACTCCACTATACGCCGCCGCATTTTTCATTTGGTCGGGCAAAGCCGATGCAACGGTAACACTTTGTGCCATTGAATATTGCCCAACTGCTGGAAATTTATATGTATCATTTACTTCGTCAATTTCTGTTGGATCAAAATTTTTATCTACTATCCTTACGAATCCAGCATCATCATTTTCAAGCTTTAATTCTCAAAATCCATTTGAGAACTCATTTAATTGTGCTAAAATATTTTTTACCGCATCTGCATATGTATTCGAATTCTCAAAAGCAGTTTTGACCACCTCCAAATTAACCAATATACGATCGACGGGTTCTGCAATTCACCCAGTACTATCAACTCCAGCATATCCTTTTCAGGTTTTTACGCCAATCTTTCCCCAATATCCACTTGTCTTGTCCGCCAACTTAAGTGTTGGGTTCATTCTTTCTCTTGGTATTATAAATATATCTCTGTCTAATGACCTAAGAATTGGCGAATCTGTTCTATTGCCTATAAGAACTGGAAGTTCAGTAGTTTTATTGTATGATCCTCCACTAGTAAGCACTTCCTTTTTTGTAAATCATTTATTCTTGAAAACTTCGCCATTATAACCAGCATCATCAGAATAAAATATATTAATTAAATTAAATATGAATTGAATAGATAAATAATGTTTCTGATCGTATTGTATTGCTTCGCCTTTATACTCTGTGTCAAGAAACAATGGTTTCAATTTATCCCCAAAGTTAGTTCGATAATCTTCGTAGGTTGCACTTGAATCTAATTCTACCAAATAATCATTATTACCAATACCCTCAAGTACATCGGTAATCGTTCTTGCATCTTCATCATCAAAAAGGGTTTTTGAATTTTCTTTTATATTTTCAAATGGCTCAATATACCCTCTCGAAACTATCTCCGTTGAGCATGCAATACTTCCATCATCTTGTATGTTTCAACTAAATTTTCCAATCACGCCGAGAAGCGCTCCGTAATTTCCGCCAGAACTTCGTATTTTTTTCTTAATGGTTTCAGATTTATATAGTTCGCTTTTATTTTCAAATGTTTCTGCTTCAACCGAACTTTCTGTTGTATTTCATCCTCATTGTACGACGATAGACGCACCTGGCGACATATATAATTTTTCCATATCTTCTAATTGTTGAAATGTATAACATGTAAATTCAATTGTTGATTTTCTAACTGCACCTTTATCATCAAGATTTTCAACGGTCAATCCTTCCAAAGTAGGTACTGGCCTTAATGCATATGGGTCCGATAAATCATTTTTATATATTTCATCAAACGTTTCTCTATCTTTCCCTCCGATTGAAAGCAATCCTCTAAATGTGTTTTGTTTGGCAAGTTTTCCCCCATCGTAATCACTTTCTTGGTCTCTTCAGCGTTTTGTTTTGCCATTTATATTACCTTCAAGTATCAATGTAATTTCTGGACTTTGTTTTCTTTCTAAAACATTTGAATATACAGTAATCCAAGGCGTTTTCGCATTCCATTGTTGATAATCATTATCACTTAATCCTTCTCCGAAATTATAACTTAAATATTTTTTTCTTTTGTTTAATTCTTCTTCAATTTCAGGTTGAATTTTTTTTACTCATAATTGTGGCATATTAACCTCTTAATGTTTTAATTATATCAATATAATCAGTTGGTATTCTTATTGTTTGCTCTGTGCTTATATAATATGAATCGCCAGGCAATCCATTTGCTTTCGCTATAATCCATCATAAAGTACTATCACTATAATATTGCCCTGCAAATAAATCAAGTCTATCTCCATATTTAACTTCTATTACAATATCATCTTCACGTGGTTCTATCTTGGGATATTTTGTAGTGGAATATTTACTATTTTTTTGATTTGTGTATCTATATCTATTCATTATTAATTACCTCCATTAACCTCTAGTAACTTTTGGGAATCAAGTTTCTGGTGCGCCAAATATATGTTGAGAAGTCGAATGTAATAGTTTATTTGGTATAATTGTAAAATCAATAGTTAATTCAAAACCCATTGGCAATTGTATATTATAATCGAGTGGGGCTACGCCATCTGGAAAGCCATCATCGGCAGTATATCCTCCAAGCTCCCATGGGAAATCATCTGGATAAGTAATTGTAAGAGAGTTAATATATCCGTATGTATCCTTCAAAAAACTACCAAGTGTCAATTTAATAAATGGAGCAATCATTTTTGGATTTTCTTCGCTTGTCTTATGTGGGTATTGTAATCCAATTAAATAATTTAATTTTCTCCATAATGGTTTCATTTCTGCTAATGAATATGCCATTGCTTTCAAACTAAAGTTAAAGTTTCTACTTACGCCTGTATAGATATGTACTTTATCTTGTCTGCCAACATAACTTTTTTCTGACCATTCTGCTTTAGGAGAGTCAACAATTGAAGTAATTAAACTTCTGAATATTATATATTTATCATTATAAATATCATGAATTTTAAATGGTATAACATCCTTTAGACCGCTTTTCATAAGGCCAGTCTTTTTATCTATATCTGGGTCGTCATAATCAAGCATATTAATTTTATCAACAGCATCTCTTCAATCATTACCCTCAACTTTACTTACATCGCCACCTTCGCCAAACATACTCCCCATTTTACGAATATCTAAATCTTTTTGATATTGCGAATAACCAAAATTAGTATATGATAATCTACTGCCCGAAGTAATTTGCCTAATACTTTTAACATTTTTGGCACCATCTGGATGTATAAAATCTATGGCACTATATTTTTTTAATTCACCTCTTGCTACTTGCCCTATCTGTTCGTAATCATATGCAAAATATTTATGTGCAGTCGTTGTCGCTACATCCTTTGCATCTGGTCAATCTTTTTTAAAATCTGTGAATTCTGGAGCAAGTGATGATGCATCATAAAGTTGAATTCAATCTGTCAAGAAACTTCCCCCACCAGGAGCTTTCGCCCTCGGACTTGTTAGCTCAGGATTTTCATTTTTTCTTGTGATGTATGGAGAACCATCATCTCGGACATAAATTTTCGGAAATTGAGTTTTAGTAAGATTATCTTTACTATAAGACCAAGGATTTATAAATGCTTGCGAACCTTCATTATAAAATAAATTTTTAGCGTTATACTTGGACGTATTGTTTGAACTTAATTCTGTTGAAATCCCCCCATCTTCTATATATCTTTCAAATAAAGTTCTGTCGTCCGTTTTAACTCCAAGTGCCGCTGTAACTGCCAAAACGGCTCTTGTGAACGCATTCGGTATTGGGGGAGTTACGGTATTTGGTTCTTTCTCAATTTTCTGTTCCATTCATTTGGTGTAATGATGGTTTCCTCATGGAAAGTCTCTTTTTATATCAATAAAGCTTGGAAGTTGATAATGAGGTGATAACCCACGCACTCTAAAGAGTGAAAATGGATTATATATTTTAGTACTTGTTCTTGCACTAAATGTTTGTAAGAATTGTTGATTTGCTAAAAACCAAAATCCGCCAGTCTCACCAAAGAAATTCTTACCAACTGGATTTAAATATTTTGCCATCCATATTACATCTTTTGTCGCTCTATCAACAAAATCGCCAAGAGCTTCGCCAACTCCTCCGCCAGCACCAGTACCAAGAAATCCACCTTTTGGTACATCTATCTTTGGAATATACGGAGCACTTTGCCCACTCTTATATTCAGTTTCAATATTTTTTTCTATTGTATCAAGTCCTGTCAATGGTGGGGGTGCATTATACGTTGTGTCTTCTTGGTTCCCTATTTCAACCGTAAATGGTTTTTGAATATCTTCATTACTTGTATCGCCCAAATCTTTTACATATCTACTCACTATTGTTGCTGATTTCAAAAAAATAATATTGTTCTCGCCTAAAGTATCAAACAATCCACTTGTAAATATCTCTTCTGTTTGTGGACGTGTTGATGTTTCTTTTACTCCAAAGTTACCGTTTGAGAATTCAGTTTTTATATCAATAAATGCCATATTTTCTTCCTATTAATTTCCAGTTGTATTTGCTATTGCCCTACTTACTTTTCTGCCATCCATGGTCATACCCTGCTGTACGTCCTTTCTTAACAATTTTATTTGATTAATTAACTCATCAAATTTTATTGACTGTTGTTTTGTTTCTGTTGCTGTTACTGTCGCTGGCCCATTTACTTTTGTAGGGTCAAACGCTGTTTCAATTTTATGAATTGTTTTTAATACTGGCTTTATATCATTAAGACTATCATTTACTCCAGCCAATTCTTGCATTGACTGTGCAAGCATACTTAATGAGCTCGCTAAATAATTTACACCATCTGCATTTTTTGAAAGAACTCCTAAAGCTGTGCCAAACTTCATTAACGCACCACTTAAACTAATTAATGCCAAAATACCAGCTCCAAAAACTAAAGCGCCGACACCAGTTGCCATTATTGCACCAAGTTTTATTATAGCCCAAGAAAGTCCGCTCAATGCTTTGCCTGCTCCCTTAAGATTTTCTCATTTAACACCTTGTAATTTACTCATAGCAACACTAAATGGAATCAATGCCAATCCCATAGCACCTAACGCTATTGACCCTGCTAAAATAAGAGGCATAATTGCACCAAGTCCAGATACTATAATGCCAAGACCTACTATGCCTGCCCCTGCTATTGCAAGTGTTTTTCAGCTAGCGCCTTCCATTAAACCTAAAGCAAATGCAAATGGAATCAATGCCAATCCCATAGCACCTAACGCCAATGCTCCCGATAATATAAGAGGCATAATTGCACCAAGCCCTGCAACTACGAGCGCAAGTCCAACTAATCCTACGCCGGCAATCGCAAGTGTTTTTCAGCTAACACCTTCCATCAAACTTAAAGCAAATGCAAATGGAATCAATGCGGCGCCTATAAGTACCATTGCGGCCGCACCCCTAACAAGACTCTTCATGTCAATCTTTTTTGATATTTTTGATATAGCCCAAATTGAAGCCATAAGCCCAACCATCATTACTCCTGCCGCAAGATATTGCGCTGGATCTGTTGGTAATGATGCTATTACTTTTCCAAACCCAAATATTGCAACTCCAATAATCAAAAGTGCTGTTGCTATCTTACCTAAAGTTTCTCATTTAACGCCATCTCAACTCTTTATTCACCCTGCAACTCCACCCTTACCACCAGATTTATCGACTTTAGTTACTTTGCTACCGACACCCTTCGTTGCTGGTGTCGTTTTTATATCTTTGCCTCTTGCGGCTGCACCAAGCTTTGACTTAGTTACGCCGGCGGTCTTTGATTGGGCTACAGTTTCAGCTTTTGATTGGGCTACAGTTTTAGCTTTTGCCTTGACTGCATTAGCGGTCTGTGATTTGGCTTCTTTATTGGCAAGTTTTAGACTTTTTTTGGCTAATAAATCTTTTGCTTTCTTTCCGCCAAGTCCAATTCCTATTTGTTTATCAGAATATGATTTTTGTGCTTGTTTAAGCGCATTACCGCCAGGCATCAAAGCTCCAACTTTTCCTCAAAGATTTTTAACACCTGTCGTTAATCCCATTCATACTTTTGTTTGCCCAATAATTTTATCAAGACCTAAGTTTTTTATAGTACCTACTAAAGAGCCCATCATAATAATATTGTCTTTGTTAATAAGCGAAAACCCGCCCTTCACTATTCCGCCTATTTCTTCTAAAAGCTTGCTATATTTTCCAGTTTCTTTTCCAAGTTTGTTTTGATTTATAATCATATCCTTTAAACTACCAACCGATGTATTTAACATATCAGCCATTGATTGCCTTTGGTATGCATTCATTTGTAAGAACTCTTGTTCTGTACCTAATTGTGAAACTATATTTTTCAACGCACCTTCGTGGTCACCAGCAAATGCTAACATTCTTGCTTGCTCAAAATTAAAACTTCTACCTGTCATTACCGATGCCGTCATTTGCTTTTCAATTGAACTTTCAAAATCCAATATACCTTCTGTCATTGCTAACGTATCTCCCATGGATAATCCCAATTGTCTTGATGATACAGAAAGTCCAATCATATTCTTGCCACTTGCGTCTAATCATTTTGCCATTGCTTCGGCATTACTTGATAAATCTTCAAATACTGCCGTTGGTGCAACTTTGCTCAAGTTAGCCATTTCTGCCACTGATGAGCGCAATTCTTCATTTGTTTGTCCAGTTAATTTACCTATTTGTGAAAATTCTTTTGTTATTTTTGCCGCAGAACTCGCATCCATATCATAAAGTTTCATTAATTTAACGGCACCTTTAACATTTTCGTGAGTGGCATGTTCAATCGAACCCATTTCTTGAGTTATAGCTTTCGTTGCTTCTAAAACTTCTTTGGCCGACGCTCCATATTTCAAACTTGCTAAGGTAGCCGTACCCATACTTAATCCCATTTCACCTATTACATTTTCAACACTAATTCCAGTATTTAATATATCACCAAATGATTTACCAAGCTCTATGGCTTTTTTTCCAACCTCATACCCAAATATACTTGCTGATAACGCAGGGTTATTAAGCAATCCAGAAACTAAATCTTTAACATCTGTAACGCCCTTTTTCGTTTTGTCTCATCTTCCGGCCATTTCGCTTAATTGAGAATTTACATTTACTAAACTTTCTAAATTTTCCCCTGTCATGTCAGATAATTTT